GTTTTACTATAGTTGCTCCAAGGAACGTTAATCCTTCTAGCGTATCTTGCATTTTGTCGTCTTCTTCTTTCAATTGAAAACCACAGCGCTTATAAAACTCGAAACGCTTCGTAAAGTCGAGGAAATTCAGTCGACTGTGGTAAGCAAAGATATGATCATCTGAATATTCTCCAGGTCGGACAATATTCAGAAGTTGCACCCAATTCTGAATCCCAGGCATATTATATTTAATCATTGAAAACCATATTATATTATGGGCTAGGGTATTATCATCGCTAGTGGTTGGATCACCACTAAACATCATATCATATAACCAAAGTATTTGACCCCATGCTGTAATACAGGGCGCATACATTAGGTTTCTATATAAATGCCTAAGTTTCTTCTTTTCTGTCTCTGTGTAGCCACCAATTGCCATTCTTATTTCTAATACTAACATTCTAATCTTACGGTGGAAAGATTTATCCCACTTCTTGCAATCACCCATTCCAAACTTGAATCCTGGCTGTTCAAACCATTTCAAAACGTCATTAAATCCTCCGTATTGAAAAACTGATCCCAATTTGATTGGTGTTGTTTCATTGATCTTTTGTAGACCATCATTAAAATGTTGTACTAACCTCATCCCTGTGATAATTTCATCACCTGAACCTATTTCGAATATTCGTTGATCTTCGGCTACAATCTTTCGCATTGGCAACATCTCCTGCTTTCCACTGAAAGCCCAGAGTCCGCGCATTTGTAAGTTTTCTCCAAAATTAGAGTAATGTTCCTCTAATTCTTCTGGACATTCATCCACATACTCGCCTTTCGTGCGAAATCGTTTCTTTATAATTTTACCTGGTGATGAACCGCGATTGATTCGCAGTTCGTTTAAGGGAAGAACTTTATTCGTTAATCCCATTGCTCTAAGCATATCAATTGTTTGAGTCACTCCCCAATGTAGGAATGATACATCACCTTCAAAACTATCTTTGGAGTTTAACCAAATGGCTTTTTCTAATGTTTGCCAATTTCCCTTCATCCATCTATGGGATATCTGGTCGAAAGTTGGTAAGTCAGAGAATTTGTTACCCGATCCCTTGAGCCAGGCAACATATTGTGGGTGTTGGTAATCGTTATATATACATTTGTGTGTAGGTGGTGCTGGACTTGTAAGTTCATGGATAAATCCACCATGCACCATGGTGGATTTCATCTTGTTTGGGGGCATATAAAAGCCACGTGATGGAGTCTCCTTCAGATGCTCCATCCACCCCCCCCACTCTAACTTCATTGGTTGAGTTGGGGGGCAGGG